GCCATCTTCAATCAAAACTATTCTAATGAAAATAATACCAGAAGTGCTAGACGCAATAGACGAATACCACGAAAGAAGTTTATTAATGCAAAAATATTATTTTGAAAAAGAAAATATAGAAAACATAGAAGAAAAAGTAAATGATGATCTTATATTTAATGTTCCGATATACGATATGCTAGATAGAAGATACGCAGCTTTTAGTTCATTTCTTGAGGCACTAGATAAAAAAGAAGATGATCCAAAAGGAAATGGAATAAGGTTTAAGGATCATAAAATAAAAGAAGAATTTGATTTCTTTGTACTCTACTATCTATTTAGACTCTGCGGTTCAGGTATTGATTACAAGCCTGGTTCACATGGTTTTGGAAACTTCTGGATAGTTAAGATGATAGAAGACGGATACTATAAATCAGAAGACTGGTTGGCCAGTATACCTGATTCTAAATTTTGTAATAACAAGGGTTACTTACTTCCGCAGTTTTCTATTGGACTAAAGAAGTACATAGAAGACTATTCTATTGATCTTGTAAAATACTTATTCTTTGAATTTACACATAGAAGGCACAATATAATAGAGCTAGTAGATAAAGGAAATGCGTGGTTAACTAGTCATGGATTCAAAAGACAGAACTTTGTTTTATCTGCATTTGCTGCTGATGTTGCCGAATACTTCCCGGCTTATGTAAATCCAAGTAGTATGATCTACGCAGGCACTAATGCAAAGAAATGTATAAAAGCTATATTTGGAAAATGTGATGAATCAGAAGCTATAGACTTCTTGGCAAAAAGGTATAATTCAATACCGTATTCTGTAGAAGACTCTAGACTATGTGATCCCGTTAGATATTTTTTAGACTATCAATCTAAGTATCACATAGAAAAAAACAATGGAAAAGTATTTTATAACAATTCAATATTGAAAAAAACATGGACGCAAGATCAATACAAAAGTTTTCAATTACAACTTCAGAAATAAATAAGGACAACCTATACACTAAGCAAGAGTACCTAGATATGGTTGGTGACTTCGTGGGCTCGTTTCCTGATCCTATTATTGAAACCGTAGATGATAGGATAGTTGTAAGGGAAGATCTATTGTCAGTAGGAACAAAAGCTAGAGCTGGCGAGCTGCTAGTTGCGACATCAGAATCAGATACTATAGTTTACGTACAACCAAGGTTTGGGTTTGCTGGCATATCTCTTACAGAGTTATGTAAGAAATACAATAAAAGACTCGTGTTGTTTATGCCTTCGTCAAAAGAGGTATCTGATCATCAAGCTTTTTGTATAGAAAATGGTTGCGAATACCACTTCCATAGAATAGCTGCTATGCCTAATCTTAATATCATAGCAAAAAGATGGGCAGACGAGAACAATGGTTTTTTTATTCCACTAGGACTAAGGCATAGATTAGTTACTGCTATGATAATAAAAACAGCAACAGGAATAAAAGAGCCTACATCTTTCTGGACCGCGTTCTCTACTGGAGTACTAAATAGAGCACTGCAAATAGCATGGCCAAACTCAAAGGCAAACGGAGTTGCTGTGTCTAGAAACATTCATGAAGGGGAAAAGGGTAGAGCAAATATCGTATCACACTACAAAGACTTTAGTCAAAATAGTTTAATATTACCTCCCTTTCCAAGCGCAAAAAATTACGATGCTAAGGTATGGGAATACACATCTCCAGGAGATCTATTCTGGAATGTAGCAGGAGAAATAAAACATTCACTAAATAAACAAACAATTAAATCTTACAGACCATGGAATTAAAAAATGAATTTGAATCAATTAGACAGTGGGCAAAAGAAAGAGGCATCTATGAAAAAGGGGATCCTAAAACACAGTTTCTAAAACTACAAGAAGAAGTTGGTGAACTTGCTAAAGCAATACTAAAGAATGACGAAGAAGAAATTATTGATGCAATCGGAGACTGCGTAGTGGTACTAACTAACCTTTGTGAATTATGTAACATAAAAAAAGAAGGACGTAATTACATTGGGGAAATAAGTCAACTAAATATAGAGGACTGCATAAATTCTGCTTACGCAGTTATTATTAACCGAAAAGGAAAAATGATAAATGGAACATTCGTTAAAAACTAAGTTTTATTTATCTATTGCAGTAGCTGTAAGCAAAGCCTCTTACTGTGAAAACTACAAGGTAGGAGCGATCATAGTAAAAGATGATAATATAATTTCATTTGGATACAATGGTACGCCATCTGGTTTTACTAACAACTGTGAAATAGATGGAGTAACAAGAAAGGAAGTACTACATGCAGAATCAAATGCTATAACAAAATGCGCTAAATCGTTTTATAGTTCAAATGATTCTACTATGTTTTGTACTTTATCTCCATGCTTTGATTGCGCAAAGCTTATTGTACAATCTGGGATAAAAACAGTTTACTACATAGAAAAATATAGAGATGACTCAGGATTAGAACTATTAAAACAATTAAATGTATACACTGAACAGGTTTCAATCAGCGACTAAGGCTTTTGAATATCACTATTATCTAATTAATCATTTAGGTAAAAGAATATTTAATACTAAGACTATTTACAATTGTGGTTTCTTAATAGAGAATCCACTAGATAATGTTATTACAACTTCATGGAGAAAGTTTAACAAAGACTACGCCGAGTATGAATTTAATTGGTACTTATCTAAAGACAGGTCTGTTGCTGATATAAAACAAAGAGCAAGGATATGGGATACAATGCACTCTGGAGATAATATAGTTAACAGCAACTATGGTTGGCAGTGGAGTAGAAATAACCAACTAGACTACGTTATTGCTGAACTAGAAAGAGATAATTACTCTAGAAGAGCAGTACTAACTATTTACGATGGCAAAGAGCATGATCAATACAAGCATGACACTCCATGCACCTTGTCTATAGTTTTCTGTATAGAAGATGATAAACTATGCATGACAGTAACAATGAGAAGCAATGATCTTGTTTTTGGTTTTTGTAATGATCAATATTGTTTTTCAAAACTACAAGAAATAGTTGCACTTAAACTAAATAAACAAGTAGGTTGGTATTATCACTTTGCACAAAATTTACATATTTATGAAAAGCACTTTAAACTACACGAAAGAGAGGTATAACAAAGCGCACGAGGGTTGGTTTGCGGTAGAATATCCTAGTGCATACAAAGACGGCTTCTATCTTACACCTAGGTACCCAAAAGTAGATACATCAAATGGCTTAACTTCTTTTATTTGTAACTTTTTATCTTGGCAAGGCCATAGGGCTACTAGGATAAACGTCTCAGGTAGACTAGTTGAAGGTAAGGAAAAACAACCATCAGGAGTAAGTATAGGTGTAAAAAAATGGATTCCTTCTTCTACTCGTAAAGGTACTGCAGACATTTCAGCAACTATTAAAGGCAAGTCAGTAATGATTGAAATTAAAATAGGCGCAGATAAACCAAGGCCAGAGCAATTACAAGAACAAATAAAAGAAAGAAAAGCTGGAGGTATTTATGAGTTTATAAAAACACCAGAAGAATTTTTTAATTTGTACGATAGTATTTAGTTTCACATGACCCGTAGCATGGGTTCAACAATTTACTGGCCTCATTAGCTAGACTAGGATGCTACCCTTGTCATAAGCTTTTGAGGCCTTTATATTTTTATGAAAGAATCATTTTATTTTTCACACGATAGTAACGCTAGAAACGATGTTAAGATTTTAAAACTAAGACGAAGCCTTGGCCTAGAAGGGTATGGAATTTATTGGTGCATAGTAGAAATACTTAGGGATTCACCTGGGTATACGCTATCTATAAATAATATTGAAGACATATCTTTTTCTCTTAATATAGAAAATAGTAAAGTACTTACTGTAATAATTGACTATGATCTATTTGTGATAAATAATGATAGCTTTTATTCAGAAAGACTAATAAGAAGCATGGAGCAATACAAGGCTCTTAAAGAAAAAAAATCTCAATCAGGTAAAGAAGGAATGAAAAAAAGATGGTCTAAACCAAATCAACAAAACAAAATGATTCTATGATCAGCCACGAAAGCATAATAAAACTCAAAGAAATAGCTAGACTATCAGATGTAGTAGATGGATACGTTAAAACAAAAAGATCTGGATCAGACTATATAGCTTACTGCCCGTTCCATAACGAAAAGACGCCCTCGTTTAAAATAATGAAATCAAATGATTTCTACAAATGCTTTGGCTGCGGCAAGTCTGGAGATGTTTTCTCATTTATAATTGAAATGGAAAAGTGTAACTTCTCCGATGCAGTTAAAATTGTTGCAGCTAAATATAACTATGAACTAGATATTAGTACAAAGGAATATGTTAAACCACAACAGAGATTAGAGAAAATAAACCCGCAATACATAGATTGGTTTGAGAAAAGAGGCGTGTCTAATAATACTTTGTTAAGGTTTAAGGTCACTCAGGCTATAGAGTGGATGCCTAAGTCTAAGACAGAGGTTCCTACTGTATGTTTTAACTATTACAAAAAAGGTGAACTAGTTAACATTAAATTCCGTGGTCCTGGCAAGGACTTTAAGTTAGCAAAAGATGCTGAGTTAATATTTTACAACATAGATGAAATAGATGAAAAAGATGAAGTTGTTATTGTAGAAGGTGAAATAGATTGTATGAGTATGTATGAGGCAGGTATTTATAACTGTGTATCTGTTCCTAATGGTACTACTCCTAAAACAGGAATGCAACTAAAATACCTAGACAACTGCTATGAGTATTTTGTAAACAAAAAGAAGATAATTATTGCAACCGATAACGACGAGGTTGGTAAGTTACTAAAAGAAGAACTATCAAGAAGACTTGGTAAAGAAAACTGCTATCAAATAGAATACCCTAGTGACTGTAAAGATGCTAATGACATTCTAGTTAAGTACGGTAAAGATACACTAAAGCAAATAGTAGATGCGGCAAAACAATTTCCAATAGAAGGAATAGTATCAAATGATATTATCGAGCAAGAGGTATGGGATTACTACAAGAATGGCTACCCAAAAGGAATTGAAGTAGGAATACAAGGTTTTGATGATCACGTTAGACTAATGGAAGGACAAATGACAGTAGTGACAGGTATACCAGGTTCTGGCAAGAGTGAGTTTACCGATTACATAATGGCTAAAACATCAATAAATCATAATTGGAAATGGGCAATATGTTCATTTGAAAATACACCTCCTGTATTCCATGCTACAAAACTAATTGAGAAGCTATCAGGTAGGTCATTTGACCACAGAATCGACCCGACAAATAGAGTATCAGAATTTGAATTAGACATAGTTGTTGGCCATCTAAAGAGCAATTTTAGTTTTATAAACACAAGTGAAGCAGACATATCAATCGATGGCATACTATCTAAGACTACCGAGTTGGTTTTAAGAAAAGGAATTAAAGGTTTACTTATAGATCCTTGGAACTACATAGAGCATAATATACCAAATGGATACTCCGAGACTCAATACGTAAGTGAATGCTTAACTAAAATAAAGAAAACTGCACTAAAATTAGGCATACATATTATAATAATAGCACACCCTACTAAACTACAGAAAGATAAAACAACAGGTAAATATGAGGTACCTACACTTTATTCTATATCTGGATCTGCTCACTTCTTTAATAAAACCGATAACGGAATTACAATTTATAGGGATTTTTCTACTAATTTAGTTACTGTTTACGTTCAAAAAGTAAGATATTCTTGGCTTGGGAAGATAGGTTTTATATCATATAATTATAATACTTTTACAAGGCAATATGAGTTTACTCCATAATATTAATAAAAAACTATATTTTAACAAAAAAAAGCACAAAATTACCGTATGCAATATTATTATAATAATAAACACCCTGACAATCAATTAGTTAATAACAGTGTTATAACAGTGTTATAACAGACTCCGGCGAGTGTTATAACTATAAAGTAAATATACAGTTTGTGTTGTTCGCTAACGCGAACACAAACTAAAAAAAAATCATTAATTTTGGTAGTGAACAGTAGAAAAATACTAGAAGACATTTATAAGTCAAAAGACTTGAAAGATTGCATATCTAAAATTAGGCCAATAGATATTCAACAAGATGTTTTACAATGTACTTTCACTGAGTTACTTTTAAAAGATGAAAAGCTTATACTAGATTTATACATTAGAAACAAACTAATGGCCTATATTGTCAAGATGATCTACAATATGGTTAGATGGGAAAGGGGGTCATTTAGGTCATCTCAGTCAAAAGAGGTTTTTGTTGAAGAACTTCCTGAAGTTGTTGATGAACAAAAAATTGAAATAATTGTTGTACCTTTACAAAAGATACATTGGTATGAAGCTAAGATTTTAGAGTTGTATGCTGAGTTAGGAACTTATAGAAAAGTAGCAGAGGTTACAGGAATACCTCATATATCGATTTTTCACACTGTTCAAAACGCACGTAAAAATATAAAAAAACATATAGAGTTATGATAAACTTACAATACCTTTACGATCGGGTTAAGATCGGGATTGATGCTCACCCATCTGATATTGAAATAAAACAATTGATTGATCTAGCAAAAGAGATTAATCCAGAGCTTGAATGGGCTGTTAAAGGATGCCAATCATGTGTAAAGTCTTTGATATTATTTGTATTTGAAAGTAAAAAAGAAGAAAATGCCGACAAAAAAAGGTCAAAGTAAATATATCGAAACACCTGAAGCTATGTGGGAATTGTTTGAAGCTTATAGAAAAGAAGCTAAAAGCAACCCATTTGTAGTTACTGATTGGGTAGGTGGAATGGGAATGCAGGTTGAAAGGAAGAAAGAAAGACCATTAACAATGGAAGGTTTTAATCTATTTTGCTGGGATAAAATAAGTACAGTAAGGGATTATTTTTTAAATAAAGATGGAAGATATAATGATTATATTACCATCTGTTCGCGTATAAAAGAAGCTATAAGAGAAGATCAAATAGGTGGAGGCATGGCTGGAATCTACAATCCATCAATCACCCAGCGTTTAAATGGTTTAGTAGAGAAGACGCAAACAGATGTAAAAGTAGAACAAGGACTGTTCCCTGATGTAAAACCAGACTAATGGCTTTCATACGAACTACAGCGATTAACAAGATATTAAAGCTAAAGCGCTTCGTTCGTGGTGTACAAGGTGGAACATCAGCAGGTAAGACTTATGCTATACTACCGATCCTAATTGACATTGCCGCTAAGTCTGCATTTAGTGAGATCTCTGTCGTGGCAGAGTCAATACCGCATCTTAAACGTGGTGCTATGAAAGACTTTAAGAAGATCATGTACGAGACTGGTAGGTGGTTCGAGGATAGATGGAACGCTACGGACTTTAAGTACACGTTTGCGAATGGTTCACAAATAGAGTTCTTCTCGGCTGATAATGACGCTAAGCTTAGGGGTGCTAGAAGGGATTGGTTGTATATGAACGAAAGTAATAATATGACTTTCCATGCATACACCGAGTTGGCATCAAGAACTAAGAAAGGAGTTTATCTTGACTGGAACCCTACAAATCCTTTTTGGTTTCATGATGAACTAATAAACGATTCTGACGTAGACTTCTTAATAATAAACTATCAAGATAATGAGGCTTGTCCCGAGTCGGCATTAAACTTTATTCTAAAGGCAAAAGAAAAGGCAGACAAAGGATCTTCATTCTGGTCTAATTGGTTTAGAGTTTATGGTCTAGGTGAGATAGGTTCACTTGATGGAGTAGTGTTTAATAACTGGGAACAATGCGAGCAAATACCTAAAGATGCCGAGTTTATTGCTTATGGATTAGACTGGGGATTCACCAATGATCCCACAGCGCTAATAGAGGCTTATAGGCATGACGGGTTAATTTATGTGAATGAAATATTGTATCAGACAAGATTGACTAACAGCGAGATCGTGGGGCGGCTAAAGCAATATGGAGTACATTCATCACAATGTATAGTAGCTGACTCGGCAGAACCAAAAAGCATACAAGATCTAAGCAATGCTGGTTTTTATATGGAGGCCGCTCGTAAAGGCCCCGATTCTATCAAAGCCTCAATTGATAGATTGCAGCAATACGATTTGCGAATTACGAAAAATAGCTTAAATTTGATAAAGGAATTGAGGCAGTATAGATGGGCAAAAGATAAAGAAGGTAGATCGTTAAACTCTCCAGAGGATATTATGAACCACGCAATTGATGCATTAAGGTATATTGGCTTAAACAAACTAAGCCAATACGAAAATACTGGCAATTACTCTTTTGCCGAAGATGAGTTTTAGTTGGTTTGATTGAGTTTTAATCCGGCCCTTAGTTTCCACTAGGGGCCTTTTTGTAGAAACAAATCAAAGATTTTAACCACTTATACATAATGACGCTAGCACAATATCAAAGGATTGCTGCTTTTTGGGATACCAAAAATGATGAAATAACTCAAATAGCTTTGGTTGTTTGTGATATTTACAACCTATCATATGACGAGGTTAATAACATGAACGCTAAGAAGTTCATTAAGTTATCTAAAAAGATTGAGCGTTTGTTTTTAAAGGTTAACAAACGGCCCCTATTGTTTAGGCTAAACTTTACAACCGATGCCAGTAAAATAAACTTAGGTCAATTTATTGAGGTTCAACACTTTTTAAAGATGGGTGAAGTAGATAGCATCCATTTGGTAAGTGCATCAATTTGGAATAGTGAAAAAGAGCATAAAGAAAAAGCCGAGATACTATTAAATAAAAACATTAGATATGTTCTTCAAGACTTTAGCAAGTTTCTTATTTCGTATGCTGATCTCCTTAATTCTTACAAAGGCCTATTTGAAACGGAAGAGCAAAATCTTGAAGAAGAAGAAAACACAAAGGTAGAAAAGCCTCACCCGTTTATAGATCAATACGGATGGATTTACTCGGCAACAAAGATAGCCGAGCATCTTGGCATTAATCTAGATCAAGCATTTAAGCTACCTGTGATTCAAGCATTTAACACATTGTCATATTTGAAGTCCTATCAATCATACCAAAAACACATTAATAAATAATGGCAAGGTCTGTAGTACATGAGGTTTTAGAAATGACGGATATAGAGCTAGCCGGGGAATCCCGGTTAGATTATACCCCTGTTGAATTTAGCGATACACAAAATACCGTTATTCAATTAGCATCAACATACATCGAGTTGATAAACGAGGAGATTGAAAAAAAGGATTCGGCCAGTAGCGGATTCATGCAAGACAATATCCAACCAACCGATTTAGAGGTTCAAGGGGATGTGTTAACTATTGGGATTAACGCGCCTTTATATTCTAGCTATGTAAGCGAAGGTGTAAACGGATGGGCCGTTAATCGTGGATCAAGGTTTCAATTTAAAACTAAGGGCGTTGATCCTAATGGAGCAATGGTTAAATCCTTGAAGGCTTACATTACAAGAGAAGGACTAAGCGCGCGAAATGTTAATGTAGCGGTTACCCAAAGAGAGGCTAGGGGTAGAACCATGAGAGATGCAACCACTAAGGCGGCGGTTCAAATGGGCTTTATGATTAAAAGACAAGGTATAAAACCGAGGCACTTTTGGAGAGATGCAACCGAGGCATTTTTACCAATAGCGGAAAGAGAATTAGGAATAGCAGTAAAAGTAGATCTAATAAATAATTTAGTACCATGACATTCGAATCAACGCCAGCGCAATATTCTTCGGTAAATGATCCTTTAGTTTATGTGGTGTATGATGCGCACGCCGCCAATCCAACTACTTACCCAAACTATAAGTATGTTGGTGAAGTTTTTATTAATGGAGTGCTTGTATTTACTGGTAAGTATTTCCCTAACCCTGTAAGCAATAGAGGCATCATTGATGTATCTTCTATTGTCAAGGAATACATAACCATAAACTTAAACCCGGCAAGTAGCCTTATAACGGCTCAGCAATTAGCCGAGGGGCAATGGTCTATATCTGTGGTTATAAAGATTAGAGAAGAATACTCAGGCACAGTTGGAGCCGTAGTATTAACCGATTCAACTAGGATTTTCTTCAACCATTATAACGGGCGTATAGGTACCTTTACGAATCTTGCCAATTACGATGATGAAATATTAAGCAACCGATCAAATCAAATTGAGTTAACCTTTGCCGGGCCTAATTATTTTATATCCTACTTCGCCGAAACAACCGCTAGCTTTAACGTAGTTATAACGGGTGGCACATCAACTAGAACTAAAACAATTACACCGGCCGCCGCTAATAGTGCGATAGTTTTAAACATATCCCCGGCGGCGATAAACGCCGAGTACCCGGGTAACTTCACAAGCGCCTCAACCAATTATACCGTAGCCGTAGGTACAAAAACCTATAACGTAAAAATAGTATGTAACGGAATGTACACAAATTATTATGTACATTTTTTAAATAAGTTAGGAGCCTATGATAGTTTCCTATTCAATAAGGTATCTAAGAAAACATTTGAGATAGAAAAGAAGTCTTATCAACAATTAGCCTATCGGGTTAGTGGTAGCGGTGTAGTAAGTATTGCGCAAGGCAATTCTTTGTATAGGCAAAAAACAGAGTTTGCCGGCAAGTACCGTGAGAGGCTAAAATTAAATAGTGATTTTGTTAGCGATCAAGATTATGCCTTTTTATCTGAGCTAGTTTTATCTAATGATGTTTACCTAGAAGATTCCGGTAAGTTTTACCCTGTTTCAATAACTGGCACTAACTACGAATTTAAAGAGCATATCGTTGATGGACTTATAAACGTAATGGTTGAGGTTGAATTTGGAGGTACTTATAAAACACAATTTCAATGATAGAGTTATACATTGAGAATCAAAAGCTAGATATAAACGAATCGTTTAGTACGGTACTAAACTATTCTATTGATGATATTAAAGACTTCGGAGCAAAGAATACAACGTTTAGTAAAACAATAATTCTACCAGGTACTAACAATAATAACAAGTTACTAGGTAACATCTTTAACATTGCCGCCGCCAATGATTATGATCCGGAGTTGGATAACGTTGGTTTTAATTTTAACGCCGCCGTAGTTGCAAACGCCGTAATCTTTGCCGATAATATGCAAGTATTTAAAGGCATATTTAGAGTGCTTGAGATAGTTATTGATGATGGTTTTATAGAATATGAGTGCGCGGTATTTGGTGAGTTAGGAGGTTTTGTTACTGCGCTTAGCAATTCGCGAATTGAAAATTTAGATTTTAGCGCTTACAATCAGGCTTGGAATGTTACTAATATTACAAATAGTTGGAATAGTATTACTGGCTCCGGTGTTTATTTCCCTTTGATTGATTACGGAAACGTATCAACCAATAAAATAGATTTTGATTTCAAAGCATTTAGGCCGTCTTTTTATGTTAAAGAAATACTTGAAAAGATAATAGTTGCCTCGGGTTACACATGGGATTTCCCTTTATTAGCAACTGATTTATTTAATAGGTTAGTAATACCAAACAATCAAAGGGTATTGGTTAGGCAAAGTACCGAAATATTTAACGCTAATTTTACAGTAGGTACTTACAATAATATTACCTACTTGCCTATGACTATAACAACGGCCGGATCATTTACAGGGGCTAATCCGTTGCAATACACAGGCACTACACCTTTAACACTTAACATAACGTGTAGACCAATTGGGCAAGTAAACACTACTACGCCATCGCCTCCAACTAGCGTAATATTTTCTTTAAAAAAGAATGGCACAATACTAACTCAACAAACTAGGTTTATTCCTACTGGTAATTTTTATGTAAACTTAAACTTAGACGCGGCAAATGTTACGCTTGTACAAAATGACATTTTAAGCATTGAGATAAGTAGCAATGTAATTCAATATCAATCCTTCGGAGGGCAATTTGTTGTAAACAATACTATTCCTGTAGATGTACCAGTAAACTATAACGAGCAAATAGTAATGAATAACGCTTTGCCTAAAGGAGTATTTCAAAAGGATTTCTTTTCTTCAATAGTTAAGATGTTTAATTTATACATCTTTGAAGATTATACAACCGATAAAAAAATAAAGATAGCGCCGTTTGTTACTTATTATGAAGATGCTACGGCGGTTGATTGGACTTTGAAAATAGATAGAACAAAGCCGATGCGCGTAAAGCCAATGAGTGAACTTAACTCTAGGTTCTATAAATATGTTTATAAACAAGACAATGATTTCTACGCGGAGAATTATAGAAAGAAGTTCAACGAAAGTTATGGCGATTACATATACGATAGTGAGTATGAATTTGCTAAGGATACCACAACCGTAGAATTGATATTTTCATCTTCGGTATTATATCAGCAAAATGGTACTGATAAAATTTACCCGGCCATTTATAAAAAATCAAATAGTAACGCGGCCGAGGATCAAATGGATACGAATATTAGAATTATGCTTGCTAAAAAAATACCAACGGTTTCTACTTATGCAATTAAGAACGGGGCTACAACTATAGCAAGTTATACAACTTATGGATATTCGGGCCACTTAAACGATCC